AACTGAGCAAGCTCCATATCCATCGCAGAATTTCAACTCATCCTTATCGATTTTCACACCATATTCAAGTTGAATCATCTCGTCGATATGGGCGATTAGATCATTGGCGAGATTTTCGTTTTTCTTCGGAATGAAGTCGGTATGATAATACTTTAAATCGGCCGGTATAACTTCTAAAACATTTTTCAGGCGTTGATATGTTACTTTATCGCAAATGCCATTTTCGTTATTCGTGCAGAGGATAAACTTACGGTTGCCGCCATCTTCATTATTCAGCTCGAGAACAGCCTGCCCAGTCGTTCCTGAGCCTGCAAAAAAATCGAGAACCAACGAATCAATTTTTGCACTAGACTTTAATACTTTTTCGAGCAATAATAGCGGCTTTTTACCATTCGGGAATCTAACACCCCCCTCAGCATTGATATTGCCGTATCCGGCAGCATTGTTCCACACATCGCCGAGAATATCACATTTGCGCCATTCTCCATCAATCATCTGACATGATTCCTTAAGTGAACGAAGATAGCGAACGAGCCCTTGCCCATCGTTTTCGCGCATTATCTGGAGCCCATTATGCTCAATAATCTCGCCGTCTGCAATTTTTTTAGATTCTTCATCAGATAAGTCATCTTTCGTATACGGCCAAGTTCCGAACTGTTTATCCACTAATTCATCCATAACTTTTTTGCGGAAGTTCTCATCGAACTCCATTAGGTTTTGAATGTTTTTCTTGTTTACTTTTAGTCCATATCTATCAAATAAACTCTTATATTTCTTAGTGAACCAATCCGATGTCGAGTATTTCACGCCGCCATCGAGAATAAATTCATGGCTATCGTATATATATATTTTAGATGGAGTATATAATGGCTCTATCCGATATTCATCGCTTTTTCTATAAACAAGTATCTGATCCTTGGTCTTGATAAATGTTTTGTCCTTATGCGCCGCTTTAGTGCCGAAGACACTATTAGCGGACTGATTCACTATACAAGACACGAAGTTGTCTTCGCCAAAAATATTATCGCAAAGAATCTTCAACTGCGATTGCTCATTATCGTCAATCGATATAAAAATTACGCCGTCAGACTTCAGCAAAGTTTTTGCGATACATAAACGCCTATTCATGAAAGATAGCCACTTGCTATGACGAAAGGCATCGTCCTTGTCGATATAATTATCGTCATATACAAAATCTTCGCTTCCAGTATTGTACGGAGGATCTATATATATAACATCGATTTTTTCTTTATGTGTTTTCTCAAGCAAATGTAGTGAATGGAGATTGTCGCCTTCGAGCAGGAAGTTATAGCCGTTGCCGGTCATCGTAATTTCTTTGTCTTTATCCTCAACAAAAATCGGCACTTCATCAACCATTCGTTCTTCGACTTCCTCGGAGTGTTCCTCCCAGACTAAGCCGTATTTCTTTTCGTTGATTTCATTTTCCACCTCATTGATAGCCGACAAAACCTCGTCGTCATCCTTGTGTTGCTCGCGCATCTTCTCCAAGAATGCCAACATCCGCTGTCGTCTCAGTTGCGACAAGTTAGCCACTGAATACCTCCACTATTACACTCTATGCTTCTTATGATAACAAAAAAACTCTCTGAAATACAGAGAGCATTTTGTCTAACGGCCTAGTCTAGCCACTCGGCCGAAAGGAAATCGCCTAGGATATACCAACAAACCTGGCATGCTCCCCTCCGCGCTAAAATAAAAGGAGGTACGCGGATAGGAGAAAGGGGAGCGAAAAACCGAGTGGCCGGAATAGACCACTAGGCCAAATAATCGTCGATAATCTTCTTCGCCTCTTCGACTCCGCATGCGAATTCTGCCGCATATCCACGTAGCCGCAATTCTTCCAACTGGTCGAACTGCTCGCGAATATGCTCGTCCGCTACCAACGTTCCTTTCTTAGTGAAAATCTTCGTGCCGGTGCGCTTCATCTCAATAAACAGACCATTATAGCTCGGCTTATTCATTCGAACTACCGGCTCGGCAATAAACATATCAGGCCAGGATTTGCGCCCTGCATTCAGCTCACTTTGTTCTTTTGCCTGATACGGACGTAGCCTGGCACCGCTCCCATAATCACTATGA